TATTACGGAATTTGTTTGATATTCACAATTCATAACTTGCCATCCTGTAAGGTATTGGATAAATCCATAAGTATTGTTTGAAGTTATAATTCTTGCAATAATTAAGTTTGAAATATCATTTACTTGCTTCTTTCCACCTTCACTTGAATCATACCTTTGGATAACATTAACCTCAATTGTAGAATCTCTTTGAAATCCATCTTTACTTCTTTCTCCTCTTGAAATTTGGTTACTTAAAACAATAACAGGATATACTGCACCTTCGGGAACAATCTCATCATAAACACCAACTGTTTGGCTATTATAAGTAATTCCACTTAATGCTTGAAAGTAAGCCTTTCGTAAATCAAATGCACTATCCTTGTTTATCATTTTAATAAATTTTTCATTAATGTACTTGTCTTTCTATTTAAACTTCTACGAGCAATTATGTAGTGATGTAGAAAGTATCTCCTTGGTCTAACCGCCATTCTTGGATTACCTCTTTTAAATTTTAATGCTAAATCAGCAAACTCACTATATTGAGCAGTAAGTCTAAATTTTTTTCCTGTTCCAAATTCTTGAAATGGAGAATGACCTGCACTAAAACCTATTTTAATATTAGGACTTCTTTTAGTACCCAAATTACTTCTATATTGACTATTCTTTAATTCGCCAGTATCAACAGGGGCAGAAGACCTTGACCTCATTTCAATGTAATCTGCTTCTTTTAAAACATTTTCATTAATTTGATTAGCAAGCCTATCTTTTGCTCTTTCAATTTTATTTTGAAGAACTTTAAGACCAGAAAATGTTAGTTTAATCACTTCTTTTTGTTGCTTTAAAAGTAAGTTTTGTTTTAGTAAAATCAGGGTCAATAATACTACTCAAAGTATACTCAATACCATTAACTTCTAAAATATCAGTTGTCTTAGGTATAAAAGAATCTCGGTACCTCATTTCTCCTTCAAAGGATAAATTGACACCAAACTTAGAACTTTCAATGTTTCTAATTCCTCCGTAGTTACCATAAAAAGAACTTGTTTCAGCAAAGTATATACTTGTGGTATAGCTTGAGTAAGTTACACCTGATAAACCACCTGCACCATCAGGAGTTCCTGATAGCTTTCTTTTAAATGTTCCTTTTATTCTATTTAGTCTATTATACATAAACAGGTCTATAATGTCTAATTCTATCCTTAACTGCTTTTAATGCTAATCTCTTATCCTCAACCTTATTATCAAAATCTATTGAAATAATATCAAGAATTGCATTCTCTAAATCTTTAGGTAGAGATGAATAGCCACAAACATAAGTTATCTTAATCCCACCTGCATTATATGCACTAAGTTTATTCTTTTCTCCACTTAACTCATAATCAGTACCCAATACAAGTGCAACACCATACATATCTGTTACTGTTGTAATTGATTGAATTGGAGCATAAGGCAATAAAACTGTTCCATTGATTTGTGTGTAAGAAAGCCTAACTGTTTTAGTCTTTAAGCCACACTCGGTAAACAATTCTACCTCACGAAAAGCACTTGCTAATAAAGCAGTAATCTTTGTGTCTTGGTCGTTAAAATCCACATTTAAGTGTTCTTTTACAATAGACAAACTAATAGGAATAGGTAATGAATCTGATGTTACCACCAAATCCATTCCTTGTGTCTTAACTCCTTCTAAGTCGTAAGCCATTATTTCTTTTTATATAAAGGTTTCTCTGATTTATCCTCTTTAGGTTTAATCTCAGAATCTCTCTCAATAATATCTGCAAGATTCTTTGCATTAAAAACATCTGCACGAGCATTTGTACACTCAATGATGTCACCAGGCATTCTTAGCATATTTGTTTCCAAATCATGGAAAATGCTTCTTATTTTAACTTTTGCCATTATAATTTAATTTAGTTTTTAAAAAATAAGCCTACTGTTCTCATGGGAAGTAGGCTTACATAATTAACACAAAACAAACAAAAAAGATAAATTATGCCACTACAAAAGTACCTTTTCTCATTGCTGAACCGTAATAGATTGGTAAAGCAACAGACTCCTCAACACGAACTGTAACCAAGTTCTTAGTAAAGTTGTCATTATCTTCGTAAGAGAACTCTGTGCTGATGTTATCTTCGAACAACAATTCAGCACCTCTTGATAAATCAGCTACCATGAATGAATTAACAGGCATGATGTCAGTTGCAATTACAGGTACACCTGCTACTGATAAGTTACCACCTGCAATTAATGAAGGGAATGAATAACCAGCACCAGACTCCTTGTTAATCAACAATTCCATTTGGTCAATTGGACTAACCAAAATTGCATTTGGAGTAAAACGAGCAGCACGCAATTGAGCAACTGCGTTAGCTAACTTATCCCAACGGTTAGAACCTGCTGCTACTGAACCTGAAGGTACATAAGTAGTTGCATTCTCCCACAAACCTGAGAAATCAGAAGTTCCAGCAATGTCCATCAATTGGTCATCTTCGAAGTTCTGCAAATCATTTACCATTTGAGTGGATACAAAGTTTTGTAACCAGCTTAAACGAGATAACATCTGCTTAGAAATACGAGAGAATACTGCAATAGTCTTTGGAGTTACTTCTGTGATTGTAAAGTCATAATCAATTTGTGACTTAGAAGAACCTTCAGTTTGAATACCTACTGCACCTTCTCCACCACTTTTCTTAGCAAACTTAAATACACCATTCTGCTCAATTACAGAAGTACGCATCAAATCTCTCAAGTGAATTGTACGCAAAGGGTCAGTTAAGATTGTGTTTGACAAACCTGCAATCTTAGAAGCCCAATCAGAACCAATGTTTACAGGCAATGTCATTGTACCTACTGCCTTAGTGTTCAAAGAGAAACCACCTTTAGAAACGCGTTCTAATGATTTAAATTGTCCTGCGTTCTCAGAGAATACTTTGTGCAAATCAGATTCGCTAACAGTTTCTACATTTTTAGCACGAACATCCAAGATTGCATCAGACAATCCTTTTTCTACTAAACCTAATTTTTCTTCTAATGAGGCATATTTCTCACCTGCATTCTTTACTTGGTTAGTCAAATCTTCGATATTTAAACCTTCGATTTCACGACTAACACCTTTTTGAATCATCTCGTTAAGGTCGCCTTTAACTTCCTCAACTAATTTTTTAATATCCTCCATTATTTAAACGAGTTTTTTAATTGTTGTAAAAATTCTAATTGTTGTTTTTGGATTAATTCTTCTGGATTAACATCTTCAAGAGTGGTGATAATTTCCGACTTCTCTCTGCTATCAATTAGCTTGAACATTTCCGACTTGATAAAGTTATACTCAATTTCTAACAATTCATAGGTTTCATCTTTTAAATTTCCTTTTCTCAGCATTTTGTATAGCTTATCAAATCTTTCTCTTAAACCATTTGAATCTAAATTCTTTAGACCCATAAATGGTGTATCAGGATTTGCAGCCCATAAAACTGAAGAAAATTCAAATAACTTAACCTCTTGAATTTCGTAATAAGGAGCAGAACCTTTCGGCTCAACTTTATTTTCTTTAATTGTAGAAAAGCCAATTGAGTGCTGATTAATTAAACCTTCTTCATAAAGTTTAAGAATATCCTCACCAACTTCGGTATCAACAATTTTAGCTTCAAAGTAAAGACCAAAAGAATCTTCCTTTAATACTTGTGGCTTTCCAAGAGGTTTAGATGAATCATGGTCATGTAAGAACCAAATTTCATTCTTGCCATCTACACCTCTTTCTTTAATGGTTTTTGTAAATGCACCAGGCATTATCATATCACCATGTAAATCAATGTTACCGAACTTAGCAGCATAACCTGTAACGATTCGCTTTTCAAAATCTACCTCAGTAACTTCTCCTAATGACTTTATTTTATAATCTCTCATATCTAATTCAATATTTGCAAATATAACAAAAATTAATAATTACCAAACTATATAAACATTACTCCACATCTACAATTAACTAACTCGGAAACAGGAGCAGATGAATCACCTGGGGCATCCATCGGAAAACCACCAACAATAAACTTGTCATTAAAGTTAATTGCAGGGTAATCTGCCATAGCACCATGGCTTGCTCTTTCTTTGCCATCCATTGTAACTATCCACTTTTTCTTTAATTCTTTTTTCTCAAGTTTTGCCCACTCTAAACTTGCAAGGTTCATAATCTTTGTAATCTCAGTTCTTGCAATAGTTTGTGCTCTAATAATATTCTTTTGAGTTAAGTATAACATAAGCAAAGTTATTATTGCACTTGTTGGTATACCTTGGCTAAACTTGTCATCCACAAATCGCTTTATATCGTTCTTAATTGTTCTAATGATACCAAGTATCACAATGAACTCTAATATGTTGTTAAAAAGCAAAAGAACAACTAAAGACCATGCGTTATCAAAGTCATCACCTTCGGCTTTTTTATTAGTTCCATTAAGAAACTCATTTTGTTTTCTACCAAACTTTAAATAAGCATCTTTCAGTATTTCCATCATCCACCTATCACTAAAGTGTGATGTTATGTGAAATGTATTTGGATTTCTACCTTCAAGACTTTTTATATACTCTTTGGTTTCAATGTTTAGCTTAGTTTGCAAAAAAGCATAAAAACCTCTTTCGTTTATATCTTGTCTTCTTGTCCAAGCACGAATATATTGTTTTTCGTTCATTTTTTTGTTCGAAAGATGCGTTCAACTTTTTTGCGTTCAATCTTCTTATGCTCAGGCTCATAAGTAATCATGAACCCAAGCAAGAAAGAACCAACTGCAACAACTAATACAATAATTGAGGTGATATAATCCATATTAATCTTCATCTATAATTGGTGAACCAATAACAGTAGGGTCAATATTTAAACTACCGATTGGTACTTGATTTGACTTAATATACACATTTTGCATGATTGGGTCATTAGTTGGCTCAAAGTCCATAAACACCCTTTTCTCATCTTGAGTAAGAACACCATCAAGTTTCTCAAGAATGGAAGCTGCATCTAAGAAGTTTTGCTTCATCTCAGGGTAAGCATCAACATCAAAACGCAAAATGTATTGTGCAGGATTAATGTTCATTGTTGGTGATAACCAAGCAAGCATTTTCTCTAACACCTTAGATTGCAAAGGAATAACGCAGTTAATAATCATTCTGCGAATAAAGTGTGCTAAGTTACTTTCAGTTAAGTTGTCTGAGTTTAAAAGCACATAAGGGTAATGCCATAAACGACACAACTGCTCAGTAGACAATTTGCTCATTTGGCGAAGGTCTAAATCAATATTGCTTGTAGATAACTTTAAGTATCCCATCTTTGTGTTTGAGAAAGCAATACGACCTTGGTTAGATGAGTTATAAACTTTGTCATAAACTCTGTCTTGCAAATCTTGGTATCCTGAACCGCTAATATCTTGAACATTAGGGTCATCGGTATAAAGCATACCTACTGCACCACGAGTTTCGTAATTTTCAATTGCTACTTCTTCTCCAGAGTTTGCTTTTTGCAAAACATTTGAACCTGCTTGTAAAGGTGAGAATCCACGAGGTATGGAAGTAAAGTTAGTTTCGTTTGGATTAAATGAACGAAAAGATAAGAAATACTTAGGTTCTACATTTTTTGCATTTAAAGAAAAAATATTATAACCAATAATAGTACGAAAGCCATCAGTTACAATTTGGTAGTCATTAGCTGCAATAACATGAAGTCTTGCAATCTTACCTTTTCTTAATGGGTCTTCTTCGGCATAAATACCAACATCACCCAAAAGTAGGTAGTAAGAGAAAATTGATTCAAAAAACTCCTTTGTTGTTTGATAATTGTTAGGTTGTCTTAACAATTGCAAAATAGGATGTTCTTCTAATTCCTTTAAGTTGTTTTTCTTAATTAAGTTAGCTTCCATGATACTTCTGTCATTTGGTCGCATAAGCAAAGATTTATATCTTTCTGCTTTCTTAATATCAATTTTGCTTGATTGATATAACTCAATCGGTACTTCTACTGCACGAGAGGCAATATCACTAATAATGGCATAAACATCCACATTCTTCTCATAGCCATTCATTATCGCATTACGATAATCAGCATTGTAAAGAGAATAGGTATTACCACCCATAAAAAATTGTTGTTGCTTGCCAGCTTGGGCAGAAACATTTACGGCTTTCTTGCCAGTTAAAAAATCGAATAATCCCATTGTTAAAAAATTAAGAGTTTCTTTTTAGAATACTTCGTATAAATCGCATACCTAATAGCATCAAGTGCGTGGTTAAAATCATCTATTGGCTTGTTAATTGCTTTGCCACCAACTGTTAGCCATTGATAATTGTCCACTTCTTTTTTGATATTCTTAGACCTACGAGTATAATACACCTCATACTCACGCAATTTACTAATACCAGCATTAACGGAATCGTTCCCTTTTACTGCTTTAAGAACTTTGATACCCGCCCTTCGTAATTCCTCAATAGATTTAGGGTCTGCACTATCAGCATAAATCTCTCCCATCTTATCGGGATACATTTCTAACCTTTTAACCAAATCGGAATTAGTTAATCCTTTATCGTAAATTACTTCGTCAAGGTACAACTTATTACCAATTTTCGCAATTCTAATCAAAGCAGTAGGGTCATTACTAAATCCAAAGTCAAGACCACTAAATATAACTTCTGCATCTTTTGGGAAGAACTCGCATACTTGCCAATCATGATAAATCAATGATTCACTACTTGGTTTAGGGTTTTGCTGATAGAGTGACTCAAAAGTAAAAGGCTCATTCTTTTTTACCTTTAATAGCTTTTCAGCACTATGTTTAGCCTCCCATAAAGCCTCACCTTCTTTTCTGTGGTCATAATCATTCTCGGCTCTCTCACGAATAGCAGGAAACTCAATAATTGTCCAATCATCATCTCTTTCAAGAAGCCTACCTGCTAAGTCATCATCATACCACCGAGTTTGGATAATGATTTGTGCAGAATCGTTGTGTAAGCGAGTTTCGAACACATCGGTGTACCAATTCCACAACTGCTCCTTAATAATGATAGATTGAGCCTCTTGTCGGTCTTTTAAGGGGTCATCTATAATACCTAAGTCTACGGCAGTTCCAGTAAGTGAGCCACCACGACCAACTGCCTTGATATACCCACCTGTACCAACAACTTGGAAAAACTCAGCAGTACGAATAGCTTCACCTTTCTTTTCACTAATACGAGTATCAGGAAAAAGAATTTTATACTCATCACTTGTAATCCTTCTTTGAATCTCAGCACTAAATTGTTCAGCTAAGGTTGCGTTATAAGATGCCAAGGCAATCTTTAAATTAGGTCGTTTACCTAAAGCATAAGTTGGAAAGCTACGAGTAGACAATTCAGACTTACCGTGCTGAGGAGGCACAAATATCATTAACTTTTTTATTTCACCATTAAGCACCTTATCCAAATGGTCTGCAATAACCTTGTGAAACCATTGCATATCATAATCAGGCTTAATGTACTTTACAAAGTTATCAAATGACCTCCTCGAAATCTCTCTCCTCAATATCTCTCTCTCGAAGTTCCGAAAGTCGTTGTCTAATTTCTTCATCGCTTAATTGTCTTGGGTCTATAATATCTTCTCTAACTACTTTCTCCATCTGAATGGCTTGTAATGCCTTACCATGTTGAAACTCTAACATAAACTGAGTGTTCTTCATTTCACCATTCTTAATGTCACCTAATATGGCATTGGCTACTACTGCAATAAACCCTGGGGTTTGTGAGTCAGCAGCTACTCTTTTAATCTCACTAACAGTCATTGATTGCACCAAAGCAGTAACACTCATTACATCGTGCCTACTTAACTTAACATCAAGTATATCTCCTGCTTCCTCAATGACTTTACGAATCATACTCTTTGGTCTACCATTAGGATTACGAACCTCACCCTTTTGTACAGGCTTTAAGTTCTTAATACTATTTGGATGAACCTCTCTTTTCTTTTCTTCACTCATAAGTGTAGTTATTAAAGGGTTTCAAATTGGGTTTATATTTTTTTTATGTGGAATTGATTTTTACTTTCTTTTTCAAAATTGGCTAACCGAAAACATATTACACTATATCATTACACTAAGTAGTATACTAAAGAGTATAATAATATAATATATATCTTTTCTTATTTGTAATGAATCTAAATAAGACCTAACTAACTAATAACCAATCTTTTATCTAATAGTTAAACCCGATTTTTGCCTTATTTAGACCCAGTCTTAATAACGTTTACACCACAAACATAACACTTCTTATTTAGATTCAATCTAATTTCTTTGTTTTTACCTAATTTTTATATGCGGTGTTTACAGGTATTACCCATATTTTCTTAGGTTTTTTTTATTTGGTACCCAAGCCCACCATACCTACCCCCTTTTGCTCCACGACTTTTATGGGTACACCCCTTAAATGCTCCAATACACCACCCAAACACCCAATAACACACCTGTAAGGGTGGTATAGTGTAGGTAATAAGGGGTTCCCGTTGTGTGGTGGGTGGTAGTCTGGGGGTAGCCCACCTCGATAAACCCTATTTAAACCAATATAACCCACCTGGATAAACCCTATTTAACCCAACAAAACCCACCATATAAAAAGGTCACTCAATCAGGTAGGGGGATAGGATATATAAAGCGAATAGATAATACCTTTCTTTTGACTTGTAAGACCTTATAAATACCTGGTTAATACAAAGTATCAATCAAGGTATAAAAGTCTTTTGAATAAAAGGTTTGACACCTTAAATACAAAGTTTCGTTTAATGTATTGGTATTGATATGGTGTACTATTGTTTCGGTTAATCAAGCTACTAATGTTATTTATAATTGTTCTAAATAAGTAGCAAGAGAGAAAAAGAAAGTAAGCAAAGAAAAAGAGAGAAAGAGAGAGTACACTATTTAGAATACTATTAGTATACTATTAGTGTAATTATATTAGTATACTATTAGTGTAATGATATGGTAAAAATCGTAATTGGAAAAAAAAGGAATTATTTGGAATAAAAAAACTTTTGAGCAATTATTTTTTCAATGTTTCCTTATTTAGAATGATTCTAAATTTCATGTTTTTGTAAAAATAATTTAGTTTTCTTTTGTATTGTTGTAAACGCTAACTATGTTTGTATCGTAATCAATAACAAAACACAAACACACAATGAACAATTTCGTAAAAGTCAATTTTCAGTATTCCGAGTTATTAGAAAAATATTTAATAGCCCACCATTTGGACTATGTGCATTTTGAAAGCCAAAATATTATAAAAGTATTTTTCGATAATATTTATGATTTGGTAGAATATTCGAGAGATTTTATTTATACAAAAGATAAAAGAGGCTATGTATGTGCATGGAAACAATTTGAAGATACTGAAGAAAATATTTCACTTTCTCAAACTTTAAATATTGAAGATTTTAAACTTTTGGTAAAAAAATACAATGATAAAATAAGAAAAGAAAGAGAAATAGAACACTACGAATTTAACAATAGATAATTTTTAACCTTAATAAACAAACCAAATGAAAAACACAACCCCACAAAAAGAAACATTTTTAGACCTTTTAATTGGTGGAAAATTCACCAAAAAAGACATTGTACCTTTTTTAAAATATACAGCATATTTTATTTTATTACTTTGTTTTTACTCTTTATTATCTTAATTATTTAACCTTTAAAAAATACAATATTATGGAAACTCCAATAATTGCAACATTTGACCAAAACAAAAAAAAGCCCTTTAATTATAATTATAGAAAAGAAAAAAAATGCTATTTCCGTGAATATACTGGAATATCAATTAACAAAACTTATAATAATTTATACCCTTGTGTTATTATTCGAACTTATCAAGTTTCGGATTATGGTAATATTTATGCGTGTATATGGGTTAATGGTAACGAAATTCATTCAGAGGGCTCAGGTAGGGCAGATGGTGGAGGATACGACAAAGAAAGTGCAGCGGTACAATACGCAATAAATAACGCAGGGTTTGAACTATCCGAAAATATTGCAGGCCGTGGGCCTATGCTTATTAGAAAAGCTATTTTATCAATAGGTGAAGCAATTGGCCAAAAAATAGAATATATACACAATTCACACGCATAAAAAAACTAAATTTTTAATCTTAAAAAAATAACATTATGAAAACCGCAAAAATTACCGTTTATAAGTTTGAAGAATTAAGCGAAGAAGCCCAAAAAATAGCTATTGAAAATCAAATTAGAATTAATTTAGATAGTTATTTTGATTTTAGTTGGTTAGAATGGCAATTTGAGGATGAAGCAAAAGAAAAAGGATTTGAAAATACAAAATTTCAATATTCCCTGTCTTATTCTCAAGGTGATGGTTTATCATTTTCTTTTGATTATTTTAATAGCGAAAAATTAGCTGAAATTATTAAGCAATTAACAGGTAAAAATTCAAATTGGTTTATTGATACTATCCAAAATTCAATTTATAATTTATACGGAACAGGCAATATTGGGAGATATTGCTACGCAATGGGTGAACAGGTAAAATTGAAGCATAATTTATTTTCTAATTATTCAAATATTCAAAGGATATTAGAACAGGTTTTAGAAGAAATAGAACTTGATTATTTAGAATTGTGCAATAAATTCGAAAAAATGGCTTATGAAGCCTATGAATACGAATTAAGTGAAGAAAAAGCCCGTTTTGACCTTATAGAATTTGATGAAGATTTTTTAGAAAACGGAAAAAAATTTTACATATAAATTAATAATATTATGAATAAAGATATTTTAATTAATCAAGTAGATATATTAATAGCTGAAAAGAAACGCAAATTTTCAAATATTGATATTTCATTTCCAAAATCAATTGAAGAAAAAGAATTAGACAAAAAAATAAATTCTATTTTTTCTAAAATTCAAGAAATTATCCAAAACAAAAGAAAACAAAAAATATCATGCAAAGATTCAGAATAAAAAAAGATGAATTAATAAATTTTTCAGTATTTCATAAAGGTGAAATAATAACACAAAAAACAATTAGCGGTTTTTCTAATTTAGAAAATGTAAAAAAAACTATTATAAATTTATTGCCCTGGAATTATAAAGGTTATGGCAGGCGAATAGAAATAAAAATAGTTAATACTGACACAAACGAAATAAAATATCTTAGTACATTTTCATAATAATTAAAATTAGGGCTTTATAGCCCTTTTTTTATAGACTTTATATTATTAGCCCTTTTGGGGCTTTTATTGTTTTTAGGGCTTTATAGCCCTTTATTTATTTAAAGCCTTACCAATGTATCAAGCGAAGCAATTCAGCTGAATACAGGGCAAAATAAAGGGCAAATATTACGGGTTTTGTGTGGGCTTATTAATAGCCTAAAATCTACTATTGCCTTATCACCTCAATACATTGATTTTAAGCTACTTTTTTAGCTAATAAGGTGATTGTATTAAGTACCTATTAAAAGTGTCTTAGAATTAAAATTTAGTGCCTTAAAAAGAATTTAAAATATAATATCATGCAATGCAAAAACAATAAACCCAAAAGTAATTTAAAAAATCAATTATTTAGAATCATTATAAATAAGACCCTTAGACCCTGGGGAAATGGTGAAAATCTCCCCCAAGCACATTTGAGCAAAAAAGCTAATAGTCCCAGGAAATTTTGGGGAGAATTTTCAAATTTGGTCGGAATGCTTTTGTGGATTATAGTTGGGCTTAATTTAATTATCATTTTTTTAATTTATAAAATAATATTTTAATTTTTGTTTGCATTTATTATTAATTATCACCTACATTTGTAAAAGCAATTACAACACCAAAATCATGAAAGAAAAAACATTAGAAAATCCTAAAAAAGCTGGGCGACCATTCGGAGAGCCAACAACAGTAATTTCAGTAAGAATACCAACTGCATTAAAGAAAGAAGTAGATGAGAGATTTGGGATAGGTTGGCAAGGAATGTTTAAGGACTTTATTAAGGTCTATTTAATGGAAAGAAATAATTAAATATTTGAGTACAATTTGTTTTTCATAATGTTGATAGGTTAAAGGATTATTAGAAAGGGGTTAGAATTTTTTTAACCTCTTTTTTTTTAAATTATTTTTTCCGAAAATAAAAATCAAGCACTTTTTTGAAAAACATAAATCCAAGACAATGAAAAAAGAATTAGATGAAATTAATCACAGATGTGTAGCTATTGCCTACTGGATTATAGCTATTTGTTCAATTATTATATTACTTAAATGTTGCAACCTATGACACCAAAAGAAACTGGAGATTCGTTTATCCAATATGCAGAAATGCAAAATTACTCAACTGCTGATGCAATTAATATTGCAAAATTTACAGTTGATAAAATTATTAACTACACAGAATTGACAATCCAGGAGGATACCTATTGGTTAGAAGTTTTGTTTTATTTAGAAAGTTTATAATATGAAAATTAAATTCTTTGTTTCTAAAAATAGGCTTGAAGTTTTGCCTTGCATTACACTCCACAAGTGGAATAAGAGTGCATCTATTTATTTCTCTTGGGTTATATTCTCACTTGGCTTCGGTATTAAATGGAGATAATCTACGGAACTGTACCAAGCAAGTCTAACTCTTACCGTATTGCAGGTAGGTTTATTTATAAGACTAAGGTGCTAAAAGATTATGAGGCTTCATTCATTGAGCAATGCAAAGTCTACAAAGATGTGAACTTGGAAGGTAATCTTAAAATTATTTTAAAGGTTTATTATCCAAATCGAAAATCTGATTTAGATGGAGTAACCAAAGCAGTTCTTGACCTTTTACAAAAGGTTAATGCTTTTGAGAATGATAATAAAGTAGCAGAATTATTTTTGTACAAAGGATTAGACAAGGAAAATCCAAGAATTGAATTTACGATTGAAGTATTAGATTATATTATTTAAAACAAACCAAACACACAATGACAACAAAAGAATCACACAAATTTTTAACCTATTACTCACTCTGCAATTTCATGACAGACTTCATTGAGGATAGGTGGACAAATTCATCTAACAATGTAAAGAAGGTTAAATACTTAACTAACCAGTTAAAGGCAGAATTAGAGAAATCAATTAATCACATTTTTGAATCCAAGGAAAATGGTGGCGTAAGCATGGAAAATGTGCTTGACCAATTTGTGAACGCATCTTATGTAATGGAGTTCTTTTTTAATGTAGGATTAGAGATGGATTTGATGGAAGAAGAAAAGAAAAATGAATTGAACGACAAAATGAATATTTTACTAAAAGAGTATAACATAGACTTAAACAAATACAATGGAAGATAGCATAGTAGAATCAGTAAGAGAAGATTTGCACAATCGTTCTCAGGTCGGAATTAAGAAGTACAATGAAACTCTTGATAGAGAAGACTTGGATGAAGTTGATTGGATTCAACACGCATACGAAGAAATGCTTGATGGGGCTTTGTACCTTAAAAGATTAAAGGGTGATGTAGAAAGTTTATACACATCTTGGGATGAACTAATTAGAGAACATTTTAAGCTAAAAGAAGAATTTGATGTAAAAGTTAGAATCATTGAAAATCTTAACAAGGTTATTTTATCCCAGGAGGAAGAAATTAGAGAATTGAAAAAAGGTAATTATTTGCAACAAAAAAGAAGGGCTTGGCACATTTAGAGCCCTTTTTTATTTTTTTGTAATTATTTTTAAATATTTTTTAATATTTATTTTGTTGGTAAATAAATGTTTACTAATATTGTACAACAAACAACAACACAATGAAAGAAATTAAAGCACAATTCAAAGATGTACATGGTTTTTACACCATGATTTTTAGCTTCAATCCTGATTTATGGGAAGCAAAAGACATTATTCAAAATGAATGTCAAAATTCAAATTCACAATTTATCCAATTTTTAACAATTTAAACAATTAACACAATGGCAATTTTCGCTAAATCAAATGGAGGTGGCAACATCGAACGCAAAGTAGTACCAGCAGGTAATCATGTAGCACGATGCTACGGAATGATTCAAATTGGTACAGTAGAACAAGAGTACATGGGAGAAAAGAAGAAGCTACACAAAGTAATGGTAGACTTTGAATTACCTTTAGAAACGGCAGTATTTAAGGATGGTGAAGAACCTAAACCTTTTGTAATCTCTAAAGACTTTACACTATCATTTAACGAGAAGTCTACACTTCGTAAGATGTTAGAATCATGGAGAGGCAAAGCATTTTCTGACCAAGAGGCAGCAAACTTTGACATCTCTAAATTAGTGGGTGCACCATGTATGCTCAACATTGTTCATAAGGCTTCTGCTGATGGCACAAAGACCTATGCAAACATTACAGGTATCACACCTATTCCAAAAGGATTGCAATGCCCAGAGCAAATTAATCCAACAAGAGTATTAGCTTACGATGCTTGGAATCAAGATTTGTTTATGACATTGCCAGAGTGGTTAGCTGATAAGATTAGTGCTACTCCTGAGTATAAATCTAAGTTTGCAATGGATTCACCAAAGCAAGAGGTATTTAATATTGATAAGGTTGAGGATGACCAAACACTTCCATTTTAATTAACATTTTAAATAATAAAGACAATGAAAAAATTTGTAAAGATTACAACAAGAGGAGGAGAAGCCATTATTAGAACTTGGATTGATGTTGAGGATATTGATTATTTAACCCAAGATTCAATTACTCAGCAAGGATTAAATGAAGGAACTCTTGTATTAAAAAACGCTGAGGTTATTCAATTAATTTCCTTTAATGAAACAATTGATTCTTTAAACTAAGTTTAATTACAACACACAATGAAACGCAACGCAAATAACTTAGTCAAGACTATTGAACGCAGTATTGGCTACAAAGCAAGATTCATCTTTCGATTAGGTTCTTTAGAGGAAGATTTAGAATCTGAAATTTTAGGGGTTAGTGATTCGGGGAACATGGTTATTATTAACCACCCCGAACCATTCCTAAACTTCTCAATTATGGAGGAGCATATAAGCAAAAACAAAACAGAAATGTTACCAAAACTTGTAAAGCAAATGTGCATTCCAATTAACAACATTTTAGCATTTAAAGTATTATGAGTAAGACAAAAGAAAAGTTACCAATACCAAGGGGTAGAAGTTACTCTGAATTGTTCCAGGAAACTGCAATTCAATTAAATAAAGATAAGAAACTTCCATACCGAGGTAGAGAGTACACAATAGGAATCGTGCAATCTCACGCATACAATAAGATTAACGACCCACAGGTTCAAGAATATTTAAACCGAATAGCAAATGAATGGTATAATCCCAAATGATAGTAAATGGGCAGAGCAACAAGAAATATTATCCAATGCCCATTGGGAGCAAATATTTCAACTCTTAGAGTTTATGGTCAATGACATTTACCCAGATGATTTTGATGAACTAAGCCCCAAAGGAGATGTTAGAGATTATTTTAAAAAGAAATATCAAGTAACATTTAAAAATTAAACACAATGAACACACCTACAATAATTGAAACACTTAAAGATGACAACGAATACTACAACGGTGTAGGTCGTAATTATCTTTCTAACTCAGACATTGGAATCCTACTTCGTAACCCAAAGATGTTTGGTGTACCAACAGAGAAGACTTTAGCAATGTTACAGGGAAGCTACTTCCATACTGCTTGCTTAGAACCTCACAAATTAAAGGACTTTCCATTGGTTGATGCTTCTACAAGAACTACCAATTTATACAAGGATGCTTGCAAAGATAGAGGATTAGACTTTATGCTTTTAAGCAAAGAGGCAGATGAGGTAGACTACATGGTTAGAGCATTAAGAAACAATCGTGACCTTTCTAAATTAGTTTGGGATAACGGTTGTAAGTACGAAGTACCAACTACTGGAGAAATCATGAATTTACCATTTAAAGGTAAGGCAGATG